GTGCTTATTCACAAGATCCATATGGTGTTAGTAAAAGAACTGCATATATGGAATCTATTATTAGAGATTTACAAACAGCAGAATTAAATGAATTTGCTCAACAACAATTTGGAATTAATTTATTTGAAAATGCTCCTGATAAATTACCAGAAGATGAGGAAGAGTTGGATTTACACATGCAACTTAGTTACAAGCAAGGTATAGAAATTGCAGAAGAAGAAGCAATAAGTATAATGTTTGATGACAATAGATTTGATCTTACTAAAAAACGTTGCTATTATGATTTAGCAACAATAGGTATTGGAGCAGTAAAAAATAATTTTACAGAAACAGAAGGAGTTACAGTAGAATACGTAGATCCTGCTTATTTCGTTTGGTCTTATACAGAAGACCCTTATTTTCAAGATATATACTATTGTGGTGAAGTTAAGTTTGTTCCAATCAATGAACTTAAAAAACAATTCCCTAATTTAACAGAAGAGGAATTACAAAAGATACAATCTCAAGGTTCACAAAATTTTGGAGTATATGATAGTACAGTAAACAATCAGTACAATAATCAAAGAGACAGCAATATAATACAAATATTATATTTTAACTTTAAAACTTATATGAACGAAGTTTATAAGGTTAAAGAAACTGCCACAGGAGCTACAAAAGTTATAGCTAGAGATGATTCTTTTGATCCACCAATATCTGAAATGGAAGAAGCCTATGGTAAAATGTCAAGATCTTTAGAGGTTTTATACGAAGGGGTAATGGTTTTAGGCACGGATATTATGCTTAAATGGGAAATGGCACCTAATATGATGCGCCCTAAAAGTGATGAAACAAAAGTAAAAATGAATTACGCTATTACTGCACCTAGAATGTATAAAGGGCGTATTGAATCGTTAGTAAGTAAATGTACTGGATTTGCAGACATGATCCAGTTAACACATTTAAAATTACAACAAGTATTACAAAGAATGATACCAGATGGTGTGTATTTAGACGCTGATGGTATTAATGAAGTTGATTTAGGTAATGGTACAAATTACAATCCGCAAGAAGCTTTAAATATGTTTTTCCAAACAGGTTCTATTATAGGTAGATCCTTTACTCAGGAAGGTGATATGAATCCAGGCAAAGTACCTATACAAGAAGTTCCTACTGGAAGCGGTGGTCAAAAATTGCAAACGTTAATATCTACTTACAATTATTATTTACAAATGATAAGAGATGTAACTGGATTAAATGAAGCAAGAGATGGTAGTATGCCAGACGCTAGAGCTTTAGTGGGCATTCAAAAAATGGCAGCAGCCAATAGTAATACTGCTACAAGACATATATTAGATTCTGGATTATTTTTGAAAAGAGAAACAGCTGAGTGTTTATCACTTAGAATATCTGATATACTAGAATATCACCCAGCTAAAGAAGCTTTTATACAAAAGATAGGAGGATTTAATGTAGCTATTTTAGATGAATTAAAAGATCTTCATTTGCATGATTTTGGTATTTACTTAGAATTAACTCCAGATGAAGAAGAGAAACAGCTATTAGAAAACAATATTCAAGTTGCTTTGCAAGCGGGATTAATTGAATTGTCAGATGCAATAGACATTAGAGAAGTTAAAAATTTAAAATTAGCTAATGCTTTATTGAAAGTAAGACAAAAGAAAACAAGAGAAAGAAAACAACAAGAGCAACAAGCAAATATTCAGGCTCAAGCCGATGCTAATGCGCAGGCACAACAAGTAGCTGCACAAGCTGAGGTACAAAAAGATCAAGCTTTATTTCAAACAAAAGCCCAATTAGAACAACTTAAAGGACAACTTGAAAACCAAAGAATAGGTACAGAAGTTAATGCTAAGAAAGAATTAATGGCTTTAGAGTTTCAATATAATATGCAATTAAAAGGCATGGAAGTAGAAAGAAACCAATTAAGAGAAAAAGAAATAGAAGATCGAAAAGACGAAAGAACTAGAATACAAGGAACTCAGCAATCAGAAATGATAACGCAGAGAAAAAATGATTCTCCTCCAAAGAATTTCGAATCCGGTGGAAACGATATAATCGGCGGTGGATTTGGCTTAGGAGCATTCGAACCTAGGTAATAATAAAAGAGTACACTAATTTTATAATATTTTATCATGGAAACAACAAAACAAGAAGGTAGTTTTAAAATAAAAAAGACTATCAAACAAAAACAAAAAGAAGCTGAAGCAGCAAAAGGTGCTCCAGTGGAAGTTAAAGAACAAACAGGGCCAGCATCTTTAGCGGATGATGGTACAATAAAAGTTGATTTAAGTAAAAAACCAGAAGAAAATGCCGATACAAAGCAAGAAGCAGCAGACGTGGTTACAGATAAACAACCCGAGCCTGTACAAAAAGTGGAAGAAGAAGTACCACAACAACCAGAGCCCGTTCAAACTGAGGAACCCGTTGCAGAAGAATCTATATTAGAGGAAGTAACCGAAGAAGATATTAAAGAAATTGCGCAAGAGGTTAAAGAAGATGTAGTAGAAGCTATAGAAGAGGCTAAAGAAACTGGTAAACCATTACCTGAGAACATTCAAAAGGTAGTAAACTTTATTGAAGAAACAGGTGGTAGTCTAGAAGACTATGTTAAATTAAACACTGATTATGATTCATTAAATGAAAATCAGTTATTATCAGAATACTATCAAACATCGAAACCTCATTTAGATAGAGAAGAAATTGATTTCCTTATGGAAGACAAATTTGCTTTTAATGAGGAAGACGATGACGAGAGAGATATAAGAAAAAAGAAAATTGCAAGAAAAGAAGAACTTGCAGATGCAAAAAAATATTTAGATAATTTAAAATCTCAATATTACGCGGAAATAAAAGGTGGTAGTAATCTATTACCTGAACAGAAAAAAGCGGTAGATTTTTTTAATCGCTATACAAAAGAAAATGAAGAAGCTGTTAAAGCAAGTGATAAGCAGACTAAAACATTCTTAAATAAAACGGATCAAGTTTTCAATGACAATTTCAAAGGTTTTGATTATAATGTCGGAGACAAGAAATACCGTTTTAAAGTGAAGGATGCTAATAAAGTCAAAGACAACCAAAGCGACATTAATAATTTTATTAAGAAGTTCTTAAATGAAGATAATACAATGTCAGATGCTAAAGGTTATCACAAAAGCTTATTTACTGCTATGAATGCAGATAACGTAGCACAACATTTTTATGAGCAAGGCAAAGCTGATGCTCTTAAAGATAGTATATCCAAAAGTAAAAACGTTAAAATGGGGGCGAGAAGTGTCCATGAAGATGTTAAATCGCCAGCTGGGTGGAGTGTTAAATCTGTAGATTCAGGAGCAGCTGATTCGAAATTACGAATTAAAACTTTTAAACACACTAAATAATTTATTATTATGGCAGCACCAGGATTTGCGCAAGCACCAGCTACATTAGCTAACCTTGCACACTTAACTCCAAGACCCGTAAAAGGATTGTTCGGCGACAATTATTTGTCAATGGCTGACTTGGATTTTACACAACAATTTTTACCCGAAGTTTATGAGAAAGAAGTAGAGAGATACGGTAACCGTACTATCACAGGTTTCTTAAGAATGGTTGGAGCAGAGATGCCTATGGCATCAGACCGAGTAGTTTGGTCAGAACAAGGAAGACTACATATTGCATACGATAACGTTTCATCTAACGGACCAGCAGCAGGAGCAGCTCAAATAATTAGTTTGCCTTCTCCACAGCCAGCAGGATCAGCACAAGCAGGACAAGCACCACTTTTAGGAGCAGGTCAAACTATTGTTATATCTGGAGGTTCAGGAAATGTAAACGGTAACGTTGTAAACAAAGCATATATTAAATCAGTAGATGGTATCGCAGGTGGACTGCAATCTTATACTATTGAAGTATATGACACTGACGACAAACAGTTAGATCCATTATTACAGGATATGACCGGAGCGGCAGGGGCTAACCCACTGGGTAGCTTATTTGTATTTGGATCTGAATACCAAAAAGGATCACCAGAAGGTGGAGTATCAGTAGATGCTTCTTTCACGACTTTTAATAACAAGCCAATCATCCTTAGAGATAAGTATGAAGTAAACGGTTCTGACGTAGCTCAGATCGGTTGGGTTGAAGTTACTACAGAGATCGGAACAGGTGGATACTTATGGTACCTAAAATCTGAGCACGAATCTAGAATTAGATTTGAAGATTACTTAGAAATGAGTATGGTAGAAGCAACTGAATCTGCAGCTGAAAGAGGCGTAGCAGGAGCAGCACAGATGACGAATGCCGCTGGTAACAACATTACTGGTATGCAAGGTTTATTCGCTACACTAGAAGAAAGAGGGTTAGTATTTAACGATCCTGACTTTGATTCTCAAGTAGCTGGACAAACTGGTATAGAGCAATTTGATTCTATTCTACAAGAATTAGACAAGCAGGGAGCTATTGAAGAAAACATGTTATTCTTAGACAGAGGTACATCTCTATCTATTGACAACATGCTAGCTCAACAAAATTCTTACGGAGCAGGTGGTACATCTTACGGTGTATTCGAAAACTCAGAAGAAATGGCGTTGAACTTAGGATTCTCTGGTTTCAGAAGAGGAGCTTATGACTTTTACAAAACTGACTGGAAATATTTGAATGACTCTACAACTAGAGGACTTATTTCAGATATTAAAGGTGTGTTAGTACCAGCAGGAACTTCTACAGTTTACGATCAACAATTAGGTCAGAATATTTCAAGACCATTCCTACACATCAGATACAGAGCTTCTGAAGCTGATGACAGAAGAATGAAATCTTGGATCACTGGATCTGTTGGTGGTAACTATACAAGTAACGCGGATACAATGACTGTTAACTTCTTATCGGAGAGAACAATGTGTACGCAAGCTGCTAACAACTTTGTATTGTTAAAAGCAACAGCTTAGTATTTTTATTGTAATGATTACCCTCGTTGAATTGACGGGGGTGGTTATTACTTTTTTATCAATTATTTAATTATATTATATCATGGCGAAAGCAAAAAAACAAGGAGTCAAAATGACACCTGACGGATGGGAAATCCGAAGTAGATTATATGAATTAACTAGAGGAAAAGCTCCTTTAGTATTTACAGTCCCAACAGCTCACTCTAAAAGAAAATCATTATTATGGTTTGATGAAGATAAAGGTTATAACAGGGAATTAAGATATGCTACAAATCAAAGATCAGTATTTGTAGACGAACAAGATGGCCACGCAACTATGGGTCGTATTGTATTTAGAAATGGAACTTTAACTGTTCCAGAACATGAAGTTACTTTGCAAAAGTTTTTATCATTATATCATCCTTATTTAAAGTCAAAAATTTATGAGGAATATAAACCAAAACAAATAGCCAGTAATCATGTTGCTTATATTGAATTAGAACTTGAAGCTTTAAATTTAGCTCAAAGTTTAAGTGCCGATGAGCTAGAAGCTATACTAAGAACAGAACAAGGAAAAGAAGTAACAACATTATCTTCATCTGAATTAAAAAGAGATGGGTTAATATTTGCTAGAAGAAATCCTAATTTGTTTTTACAATTAGCTAGTGATGAAAACACTCACTTAAGAAGCTTTGGAGCAAAAGCAGTTGAAAATAAAATATTACATCTTTCAGCAGATCAAAGAACGTTTACGTACGGAGAGGATAAAAGAAAAGTAATGACTGTTCCTTTTGATGAGCATCCATATACAGCATTAGCTGCATTCCTTAAAACGGATGATGGTATGGAAGTTTACAAAGCAATTGAAAAAAGACTTAAATAAGTCACCTTATAGTAATAGGCTACTGTATTGGTGGCCTATTATTATAATAATAAAATATAAATTATGGCTGTAAGCGTAGATACTGTTTATCAAAGAGTATTAGCAATACTTAATAAAGAACAACGAGGATATGTTACACCTCAGGAATTTAATCTGTTTGCTAATCAAGCACAATTAGATATATTCGAGCAATACTTTTATGATATTAATCAATTTGGAAGATTGCCAGGTAACGATACGGAATTTTCTGACATGCTTAACATACTTAATGAAAAAATAAATATATTTGAGGCTAATGCAGCAATGATATATGATGCAAATAACTATTGGCAAACCCCAGCTAATTTATACAGATTGGGTACAATAGTATACAAAAACACAACCAATGGATTTACTTTAAATCCTTCCGCTGTAACTACTATAGAAAACTTTATAGAAGCAGAGCGAATTAACTTCAATGAATGGTTGTATATAAATCAATCGGAATATACTAAGCCAAAAAACACTAGGCCCATCTTTGTTGCTAGCGACGCTGGTTATAAAGTCTATGGAGATACCGAGTTAACTACAGATGTAACGTGTAATTATATAAAAGAACCCTCTAAGGTTGCTTGGGGATATCAAATGGTATTCGGAGAAGCTTTGTATGATTCAACAACAGCAGTAGATTTTGAGCTACACGAATCTGAAGAAACTGAATTAGTTACTAAAATATTAGCATTTGCAGGTCTATCTATTAAAGACATAGGTATGTATCAAGTAGCAAATCAAATGGAGCAACAAACCGTACAACAAGAAAAATCATAATACATGGGATTAATAAATCAAACACAGGAAGAATACTACTTAGGCCCAGATGGTATATGGAACAGTAATGATGAAAATTACGGTGATTATCAATTTGTAAGTATTCAAGACATAATAAATAATTTTGTTATTATGTATGTTGGAGCTGACAAACTTATATCTAAAGTCAAAAGAACTGATATTGCATATTGGGCACAGCAAGCTATACAAGAATTTAGCTTTGATGTTTTACCACAAGATAAATCTATTGAGGTAGAAGTGCCTCCTGGATTATATACTATATTGCCGCAGGATTATGTTAATTACACAAAGTTATCATGGACAGATGAACGAGGCATTGAAAGAATAGTATATAGA